GAGCAATGCAAGAAGTGCAACGGCTCTGGCTACATTAGAAAGGTGAAGAAAGATGGAACTCCTTATGCTAGAGACAATAGATGTCCGAACTGCGATACTGCTGGTTATATACTTCGTCCTACTATGGATGTGGCTGGCCTAAAGTTTAAGCCCCCATCATCCAAGTGGGCTAGTGCCAACGGCTTCACCACCAGCAAGGGCAACCTTGAGGTATTGCGTAGTGCCGCACGAAGCAAGGGCATGACAGAGGCAGAGTCCTTCTTGACTAAAGTCACACGACTGTCTGCTGTCGAAACATATCTGTCATCCTTTGTGGATGGCATCAACAACTACACCAAGGCAGACGGTAAACTGCATGTTCGTCTGCTGCAACACAGAACTGCCACAGGACGGTTCTCTGGTGCTGACCCAAACATGCAGAACATGCCACGTGGTGGTACGTTCCCTGTCAAGAAGGTATTCGTATCCCGGTGGGAAGGTGGTAAGATTATGGAAGCTGACTTTGCACAGTTGGAGTTTCGTGCCGCTGCCTTCTTGTCACAAGATGGAGTTGCTATTGAAGAAGTATCTACAGGATTTGATGTCCATTCCTATACGGCTTCGGTTATTTCTAATGCTGGTCAACCTACAAGTCGCCAAGAAGCGAAGGCTCATACTTTTGCGCCGCTATATGGAGCAACGGGGTTTGGTCGGACGAAAGCCGAAGCCGCCTACTATGAACACTTCACAGAGAAGTACCAAGGCATCGGGCTATGGCATACCCGACTGGCTAAAGAGGCTCTAACCACACGTAAGATTGCTACGCCATCAGGCAGAGAGTTTGCTTTCCCTGATGTCACACGTAGTGTACGTGGCAGAGTGTCGCACTTTACGCAGATTAAGAACTATCCTGTGCAGTCGTTTGCTACCGCAGACATTGTGCCTATCGCACTGCTGCACATTGAGAGGCTTCTGCGACCTATGCAGTCATGCATTGTAAATACAGTACATGACAGTATTGTAATCGACATACATCCAGACGAGGAACAACAGGTCATTGATGTTATCAATCAGACCAACGAGGCACTTCCAAGTCTAATCGTAACAAGGTGGGGCGTTGAATTTAATGTACCGCTTCTGTTAGAAGCAAAAATAGGCCCAAATTGGCTTGACACGAAGGATGTTGCCTGATATAACTATGTCTCATTCGCAAAACTCAGAGAAAGGAGTACACAATATGTCTCAAATCACAACAATCGACACGAACAACTACGCAGCAATGGCTAAAGCAATGGGCATTGCTGATGTAGGTGGTGGTGAACGCAAGCAAACCAGCACACTGGCAAGACTGCGTATCAACCACAGCCCAATCATGGGCGAAGCAGAGGTGAACGGTGAGACCGTAAACATGGAAGTTATTCCCGGTGGCACATACAAACTGGATGTGCCGGATGGTCCTACCTACTACGCAACCTCTGTTAATATCCGTCCTTACATGCAACGCTACATGTACAAGCGTTTCGTGAAGGGCAATGACAAGACACCTAATCGTTACGTCAAGACGGTCATGGCAGACAACCTGAACATTGACCTGAAGGACAACGATGGCGGCTTTAACTGTGGCAAACCTGCTGGCTACATTGAGGACTTCAAGTCTCTGCCAGAGAAGACACAAGACCTTATTCGTCAGATTAAGCGTGTTCGTGTCATGTTTGGTACAGTTGAACTTGTCAACGCTACTAATGACAAAGGTGAGGAAGTCTCAGTTGATGAGATGCCATTCATCTGGGAGATTGAGAACCGTGATGCCTTCAAAGATGTCGGCAGTGTCTTTACCAAACTTGGTAAGATGAAGCGTCTTCCTGTACAGCACATTATTGCTGGCAATACACAGGAACGCAAACTGCCTAACGGCAACTCGTTCTATCTCCCTGTCGTGTCTCTGGACCTGACCAATTCACTTGAACTTACCGACAGTGAACAGAATACCTTCGGTGACTTCATGGCATGGGTTCAGAATTACAACGAGTACATCATCAACGCATGGGAAGAGAACGCCAAGTCGAAAGACGAGCAAGCCCTTGATGACCTGTCTGATGTTATTGACATCGACTTTGATGAGGAAGTAGAGGTAGCGTAATGAACCATCCTGCTGAACTGGCGTTGCATCAGTACTTGAGTAAGGCTGCTAATGGTAGCAGTTCTATGTCAGATTCCACAATCCAGCAAGTATCGCAGGACGTGGCTGATGCACTCAAACGCCAGTTTGGTGGTGGCAACAAAAGGGATGCCTTCCGACTTCGCATGTCGAACATCGGTAGGCCATCCTGCCAACTCTGGTATGAGAAGAACAAGCCAGAGGTTGCACTACCAAAACCTACGACATTCGTGATGAACATGATGCTTGGAGACATCGTTGAGGCTGTCTTCAAGGGGATACTGAAGGAAGCAGGAGTGAAGTATGAAGACTCTGAAAAGGTTACTCTGGAACTTGGTGACGAATCCATTGACGGAACATACGATATTGTTGTTGATGGTGCTGTCGATGATGTTAAGTCAGCATCTAACTGGTCTTACATCCACAAGTTTGAATCGTATGATTCCCTGAAGGATGGGGATACATTCGGTTACGTTGGACAACTTGCTGGCTATGCTAAAGCTGCTGGCAAGAAAGCTGGCGGTTGGTGGGTAGTCAACAAGGCTAATGGTGACATGAAGTATGTGCCAGCCACAGGACTTGACGTGGATAAAGAACTGGCACATATTAAAGACAGTGTGCAGCAGGTAAACAAAGACCTTGTGCGCTGCTATGAGCCAGAGCCTGAGACATTCAACGGCAAGCCTACAGGCAACCACGTACTGAACAAGAACTGTACGTTCTGTCCTTACAGGTATGATTGCTGGAATATCACAGAGCGTCCAGCAGTCATGTCTAAGGCGAAGCAGCCTAAGATTGTTCCGTATGTAAACTTATCAGAGGAACACCATGCCTAACCATGCAGCATTTCGTGCCGCACGTAAGTATGGCTATAGGAGCGGCTTGGAGCATAAGATTTCCCTGTACCTTGACGAACTCAAGGTCAAATATCTCTACGAGAAAGTAAAGATTGAATGGGAAGACTTAGCCTACCGCACCTATACGCCAGACTTTATCTTGAATAACGGCATTATCATTGAGACTAAGGGTATGTTTACTGCCGCCGATAGGCGCAAGCATCTTGCTATCAAAAAGCAACATCCTAAACTTGACATACGATTCGTGTTTGAGAATAGTAGGAGAAAGTTACGCAAGGGTGCTAAGTCTACCTACGGTGAATGGTGTATCAAGTATGGGTTTAGATACTATGACCGCATCATTCCTGAAGACTGGCTCAAAGAGAAGGGTAAGAACAAGCACCCCAAGTTTATCAAGTTTAGTGGAACAAAAGTGAAAAGGAGATAGCACATGTACGACAACAGTATCAAGAAGAATGATTACCTTATCCGCATCAGCCCTATGGAATACAGTGATGGCGGCTGGTCAGGTGAGATTGACGTGTCAATCATCACAGGTGAAGACAACAACCTGTCAGACGATGATTACTCGCAACTACTTCATCTAACTAAGATGGTAGCATCGACTATTCCTATCATGGAATACAACGAAGAGTTACGCAGTGAAGTACACAACTTCGTGCAGAAGTATGTGGACGAGGTTGACATAGAGTTTGAACCAGAACCCGGTCTGGCTGATAAAGTTGTTGACAGGGAAGAAAATATCATTAAGATAGACTTCAGTACAAAAACGAGAGGGAGTGCTTGATGACAGACTACGGCAAGATTATTCGTGATTGTGAGGAAAGGGAACGGGCTGGCAAGGAAGCGTATGGCAACGTGGACATGGTAAACAGCCCACCTCACTATAACAAGGCTGGTGTGGAGTGCATTGACGCTATCCGTGCCGCCACAGAAGATGGGTACGAATACTACCTGCAAGGCAACATCATGAAGTACCTGTGGCGTTACCGCTACAAGAATGGTACAGAGGATTTGAAAAAAGCACAGTGGTATTTAGGTAAACTTATAGAAGAAGTAGAGGGTTACTATGATAAGAGTTAAGGTCTTTATGACCCTCGACATTGACCCCGAAGAATATCCAGTACCACTGGACAATGACGTGTCCTCAGAGATAGAGGACGCATTACAAGAGTACTTGTATGACATCGAAGGCATACGAGTCAAATCAATAAGGGTATTACAGGAGAACCGTGAATGAACAATTACCTACCTACAGACTATCAGAACTTCATTGCACTGTCTCGCTATGCGAGATGGAAAGAGGATGAGCAAAGGCGTGAGACATGGACTGAAACAGTGTCTCGCTACTTTGACTACCTTTCCAAACATCTTGAGAAGAAGCATGGATATAAACTTGCTTGCCAACTCAAGTCTGACTTGGAAGAGGCAGTGCTTAACCAAGACATCATGCCAAGCATGAGAGCATTGATGACTGCTGGACCTGCACTTGATAGGTGTCATGTCGGCGGCTACAACTGCTCCTACGTTCCTGTGGACAGTCCTCGTGCATTTGACGAGACAATGTACATCCTCATGTGCGGCACTGGTGTAGGCTTCTCTGTTGAACGTCATCACGTAGAGAAGCTGCCAATCGTCAACGAGTCTTTTCATGAGACTGATACTGTAATCAAAGTTGGCGATTCTCGTCCGGGCTGGGCCAAATCATTGCGTGAACTCATCTCTCTCCTGTACGCAGGGCAGATTCCCAAATGGGA